GCCGAAAACCTAAAAAAAAAGTTCGTGAACTTGTTTCGCAACCCCCTAAAGAAGTAATTGTAGAAAAAGAAGTAGTCAAAGAAGTATTTGTTGACAGACCAGTCGAAGTTATTAAAGAAATCACGGTAGAAAAGCTAGTCCGCGATACCGCAGAAGAACAAAAATTAAGGACGACCCTTACTCAAACTGAACAAGATCTAGCCAATGCTATAGTGTTAATACAAGAGCGTGATGCTAGAATATCCTCATTAGAATCTGAACGTACGAAAAAAGAATCTCCTACAGATTCCGCATCTAAGCCCATAACATTTGCCCTGACAGAAGATGATGCTGATAATGCCCCAACATCTAACATAGCATCAGATGCTGGATTCGGAACCAAATTCCCTGTAAACCCCAAGAAAGGTGACTTGTTCTTGCGTGTGGACATGCTGCCAAACAAGCTATACAAATGGAATGGACAAAAATGGATAGAAGTGGCTAAATCCACGACTGACCGTTACGCCTACGAAGAAGAATATATAAAGTATATCACAGGCAAAATAATCACAGGTGAATATGATATAGATGATCTATCTAAACCAGAACAAGAAGAAGTATTAAAACGATTATCATACGATCAAAAAGGAAGACTATGAACAACAGCAGATTTATAACATGTCCTAGCACAGTAGAAACTGGATTAAATCATCGAGTAGTGGTAATTGATGCTACAGAACAAGAATTAGGCCAATTGGAAAGATTCCTACAAACCAGCAGAGAAAATTTTGATGTTTACCTATACAAAGGTGACAGCTATGATCTAGAATGGTTAAACTACGTTAGCACAGACAGTGAACTGATCCTAATCAACGATGCAAGCCAAGTTCGAGTGACACCGCATGGTGTCAGATATCAAGGCAATTTACTAGAATATTTTGAACGTATTGAACTTGACCTTCATGCTTAAAACATGTTATAATAGTCATAATGGTAAATAATATACTACTATAAAGGACTATATGGGATTTGAAAATTCATTGAAAGGCAATACTGTTTACGTTAAGAACGACAACGTTGAACAGGCGATGCGTAAGTTTAAGAAAAAGATACAGGACAGCGGACTATTATTAGATATGCGTGCTCGTGAGCACTATGAAAAACCCACATGGGAACGTAAACGTAAAGCGGCCGCAGCCAAGAACCGTTGGAAAAAGAAACTACAGAGCCAACAGTTGCCCAAGAAGTTATATTAGTATATAATAAACTGTAATAGAAATAAATAATTGTATAGAGTGCCTCAGGGGCTCTATATTTAGATCTTGCTTAATTAAAGGAGAAACTATATGTCTAAGATCATCGGTATCGATTTAGGAACCACAAATTCATGCGTGGCTATCCTAGAAAACAACAAACCCCGTGTAATTGAAAATAATGAAGGTGCTCGTACTACACCTAGCGTCGTTGCCTATGGTGATGAGATCCTAGTTGGCGCACCAGCTAAACGTCAAGCAGTAACCAATCCAAAGAAAACTATCTATGCGAGTAAACGCTTGATTGGGCGTAAGTTTGACGAAAAAGAAGTACAAAAAGATTTAGATCTAATGCCCTACGAAATCATCAAGAACAAAAACGGTGATGCCTGGGTTAAGATTGATGACCAAGAACTAGCACCACCGCAGATCTCAGCAGAAGTATTGATCAAAATGAAAAAGACTGCTGAAGACTATCTTGGCTATGAAGTAACACAGGCAGTTATCACAGTACCGGCTTACTTCAATGATGCACAACGTCAAGCAACCAAAGACGCTGGTAAGATTGCAGGCCTAGAAGTCCTACGTATCATCAACGAACCAACAGCGGCTGCCTTGGCATTTGGTATGGATAAACAAGAAAAGGGTGATCGAAAGATCGCTGTGTACGACCTAGGTGGTGGTACATTTGATATCAGTATCATTGAGATCAGCAACGTAGATGGTGAACATCAGTTTGAAGTTTTGTCAACCAATGGTGATACATTCCTCGGTGGTGAAGACTTTGACCAACGTTTGATGGACTACATCATTGACGAATTTATGAAAGAGTCTGGGGTTGATCTAAGCAAAGACCAACTTGCTCTACAACGATTAAAAGATGCGGCTGAAAAAGCCAAAATTGAACTATCAAGTGGACAACAAACAGCAGTAAACTTACCATATGTCACTGCTGATGCTAGTGGTCCAAAACACTTAAACGTAAATATCACACGCAGTAAGTTTGAAAGCCTAGTCGATGAACTAATCACACGTAGTATTGAGCCATGTAAAGTTGCTCTTAAAGATGCAGGCGTAACAGCTGATGATATCAGTGATGTCATCCTAGTTGGCGGACAAACACGTATGCCTATGGTACAAGAAGCAGTTGAGAAACTGTTTGGTAAGGCTCCACGTAAAGACGTCAACCCAGACGAAGCTGTAGCAGTTGGCGCGGCTATCCAAGGTGCTGTACTTGCTGGTGATAAGACCGACGTTCTATTATTAGACGTTACGCCATTATCATTAGGTATTGAAACACTTGGTGGTGTTATGACTAAACTTATTAAGAAAAACACAACTATTCCTACCAAGGCTAGCCAAGTATTCTCAACAGCAGATGACAATCAACCAGCTGTGACAGTGATTATCGCTCAAGGTGAACGTGAGTTTATCAAAGACAATAAAGTACTAGGTCAATTTAATCTAGAAGGTATTGCTCCGGCACGTCGTGGTCAACCACAGATTGAAATCACTCTTGACATTGATGCTAACGGTATCTTAAAAGTAAGTGCTAAAGATAAAAACACTGGCAAAGAAAACAAGATCACTATCAAAGCCAACTCAGGCTTGACAGATGAAGAGATTGAAAAGATGGTACAAGATGCTGAAGCCAATGCTGAAGTAGATAAAAAAGCACGTGAAGTTGTAGAAGCTAAGAACGCGGCTGAAGCACAACTACACGATGTACGTAAAGATCTTAAAGAATACGGTGATAAGATCACTGAAGAACAAAAGTCTAAGATTGAACAAGCGATCAATGAAGTTGAAGATGCGATTAAAACTGAAGATGCTGAAAAGATCAGAGACTCTGTAACCAAGTTGTTTGAACCATTGTCACCTTTGTTACAGGCTAAACAAGCAGCAGAAACTCCGCCAACAGTGGAACCTGGTGCTGAAACAAATTCAGAAAAACCCAGCGATGTAGTTGATGCTGAGTTTACTGAAGTTAAGAAGGATGCCGAATAAGGGTCCTTCATTTAATCTTGCTTAACTATAAGGAGAATAAGCTATGAAACAAGTATATATTAACACCCTGGATATTCCAAGTATCCAAAGATTTGCAGTTGGATTTGACCGCATGTTTGATGAACTCAGCCGTACAGCTGGTACATTGAATGCCAGTAACTATCCACCTTACAACATCATCAAAGAAAGCGAAACTATCTGGAAGATTGAAGTAGCTGTAGCGGGCTTTGATGAAAGTGAATTGGATGTTGAAATCGTCAACAACGAACTAGTTGTTACTGGTGCTGTCGACAAAGAAAACAAAGTAGAAGCGCAGTATCTACATCAAGGTATCGCTGGCCGTGACTTTGAACGCACATTTGCTCTTGCAGAAAATGTTGAAGTCAAAGGGGCTCAAGTTAAGAATGGTATCTTAACTGTTACTTTGGAGCATATCGTTCCAGAGTCAGCCAAGCCAAAAAAGATTGCAATTACCTTTCAGAAGTAGTATAATATAATAGTCAGGGGTAAGGAAACTTACCCCGCTATTAGAAAGAATCTAATCATGTCAAAAACATTTGAAAAGGAATTTATGGGTACCAAGGCAGTTACAAAAACAAAACCAACCCCTAACTTTGATCTTAAAGAGCCAATGCATTATAAGGTTATCTATATCAATGACAGTGTAACTACTATGGAGTTTGTTGTTGAAAGTTTAGTTACTGTATTCAATCACAGTCCAGAAGATGCCGAGGCAATTACCTTAAGGATCCACGAAGATGGAAGTGGCATTGCTGCAATATTACCATACGAAATGGCTGAACAAAAAGGTGTAGAGGTAACACAGTTAGCTCGATCAAACGGATTTCCTTTACAAATTAAATTAGAACCCATTGAATGATATTCAACAAAGTACAGGAACTAAAAGCACAAGGACTGCGCATAGGATTCACGGCAAGCCAATTTGATATGTTACACGCAGGTCATATTGCCATGTTAAGTGAAGCTCGTAACCACTGTGATTATCTTATTGCCGGATTACAAAACAATGCCAGCTGGGATCGTCCAGAAAAGAATGCACCAATTCAATCAATCGTAGAACGACAAATACAGTTAGCGGCAACCCGCTATGTAGATGAGATCGTAGTTTATAATACAGAAAAAGATCTTGAAGATATCTTACTTACTTTACCGCTTGATGTACGTATCTTGGGTGTAGAATATAGAGATAAAGAATTTACAGGTCGTGATATCTGTGTGTCACGTGATATTGAATTGATCTATAACAAACGTGATCATAGTTTTAGTTCTAGCAGTTTACGTAAACGTGTAGTTGAAGCAGAAAGTAAAAAATGAAATTCTCAGACGAAGTTAAATTTATTGGACTATTTTTAGTAATAGTCGCATCATTGGCAATGATGTTCTTCCAACCTAGACATATCATTGTAAAATATGACTGTAGTCTAGCAGAAATATCACCAGACTATCCACAAGAAGTTAAACAACGATGCCGTGAAGAAATTCGTAAAGCATGGCTACGTTCACAAGGCAATCTATAATGGATATAATGTTAGACTTAGAAACACTGAGCACTCGCCCAGATGCTACTATATTAACCTTTGGCGCTTGCAAGTTTAGCCCATACAAACAGCATGAGATCGTGGATGGTATTTACTTCCGTGTTAATGTAGATGAACAAACAGCACTTGGTCGCCACGTAGATGACAACACTGTTGAGTGGTGGGGACGACAAGCAGATGATGTCCGTGAAGAAGCCCTAGGTGAAGGTGATCGTATCGGCTTAGAACAGTTTACACAAGAGTTAAATAGATTTATAGTAGGCGCTGATAACATCTGGGCGCAAGGTCCAGTATTTGATATCGTTATCTTAGAAAACCTTTATCGCCAAATGGGATTACCTTGCCCATGGCAGTTCTGGCAGATCCGTGATAGTCGTACACTATTAAGCACACACGGTGATCCTAGAGATAAAAATAAAGCAGGCCTGCACAATGCCTTAGAAGATGCAGTAAGTCAAGCACAGGCAGTGCAAACCGTATTTAAACAATGCGGTATTACGGAGAAACGGTAATGCAGTTAATATTTGGTCGTGACAACGCAGAAAAACTCAGGGATAGATATACAGTCTTAGAACTAGAAACCTTAGAAAAAGATGGGGTTAGCCTAGAAGTATTCTGTTTAATCCCTGGAGAGAAAATAGGTATTCCTGATCTTCCACAATTAGAACAGTGGATTCAATTACACAACGATTTTCTTAACGGGTATCAAACACAGCAATATGACTACTGCCGCCAATGTATCGAGCATTTAATAGGTAAATTTGGCGGTGAAGTAGATAGTTTTTATACTATTATTTTAGAAAGAATAGAAGCAGCAGACCCCCAAAAGTCAGACTAATCTAGTCAACAATATACCTAGTTAATTTATAGCGGTTCCGAGTAAATAGTAATAAGGAGCCGAGAAAATGAAACTATGTATTTCATTCCTATTATTGTCAGCAGCGTTTGCGGTATCTGCACAACCCTTGCCTGATTACACATTT